ACTAATTGGGGGTAAGAGGCGGATTGATAAGGCTCAATACGGTCGGTACTGCTAGCACCTTGTAGATAACCAGCAAAAGCGGTGCCCTTGCTAAGAGTGGCAAAGCTCAAAGTACCCTCACTCTGGTTATACCAACTACTGAAATTAGTCCCCGTCATGCTCGCAACATCTGCGCTTCGGGTAGCGGTTGAAGACGTGGTTGGGATGTAAGAAGTGGCGAAAGTAGCATCCTCTGCCTGAGCACCCCAAATCAAGATTCCTTTGACACCATCAGCAGTTGTGATCTGTGAGTTACTGCTATTGTCTCCAGGAAATATCCTGAATTGCGGTGTTGAGGGGGATCCGGGTCTAACAAGAGTGCAGCGATACCAGCCGTTTGCTAACGCCTGAATCTGTCCAGTCGCGTTGGTTTCAGTGACAACGGTTCCATTTGCAAGGTTAAATCTTACGCTTCCAGAAACTCCTGCGGCTATCGTGCCGTAGTCCATTCCGGCAGCCTTCATGTAGACAGTGCAACTCCAGTTAGAGGCAGTTATAGTGCCCCTGCGAATATAGTTAAAAGTCTCATTTACTGGAATAAACTTGTCTGCCGTTGTAGTTCCGTCAGGCGCTGTTGCAAAATTAGTAGAAATTGATGCGCCAGGAGTATTGTTGGAAACTGTTATTGTCCATTGGGAAAAATCTTCGCTGTATGTTTGGAGGTTCGTCCTCGCTTCCTCAATTAGCAACCCAAGGTTTTCACCCGTCGCAGAATCGTGGTCAAACCGTGCTTCATCGGTTGCAGCAGTTTTAATCAGTCCATCGCTGTCAGCGTATGTGGCGGTGGATCCGCGAGTGAAAGTCACCCTTGGGTCTAGGCGCTTGGTGCGTGCGAAGTTAAGGTCCAGAGTTGGACGGCTTGTTGGGTAGAGATGTTGGATGGTCATTGATCAAACTCCGATAACTGTCCAAGCAGTGCCGTTGTACCAACACAAGGCAGCCGCTGCTCCACCGCCCACAACCGTCGAACCAACAGCAGGTGCGGAAGCATCCGTAACTCGTGCCACCAGACCGACAATACCTGTTGGCAGAGTTGCAACCGTGAATCCAGCACTGATAAGCAGACGATCCACAGTGACATTAGTCGGATCTTGGAACGCCATGCCGCCTAAATAGCCGTTAAGCGGAACCTCATTGGCAGCCGTACCAATGTCGTGTTGGGTGACGATTGGAACTTGACTGAGGTTGTACTCGGTAACTTTGATCAGACCAGAACCGTTGGCATCAAGGTCGATGTCACCGTTAGTGATGCTGGTGGTAATACTCCGGGTAAGAACGTCAAGATTTCCACCAAGCTGCGGCGTTAGGTCGGAGACAAGATTTGTGGCAACAGCCGACGTGTCAATCGACACATAACCTGTTTGCTGGTCTATCTGGAAGGTGTCGCCTGCTTTGAACTTGCCGACTTCATCTGTGCTGGTGTACCAAACACGTCCTTCAGTTTGACCGCCAGCAATAGCTGCAGCGCCAGTTTGGATGATCTGATTGGCTTCGACTGGGGAACCACCATTTTGGGGAAGTGCAAGATAGTTAGTGCCTGATCCCGCGTACTCGAACGTATGAGCAGCAGCTGAAATCTGGGACCTTAGGAAGAAACTGACAGCATCGCCGCTGGAATGACCATTAACCAAACCGTTGTTAATGACGCGGTTGGTTGGCTCTGGATTGCTGATGACGACATCCCAGCCGCTGCCGTTTGGCGTGGAACTCAAGATGGGATAAGTATTGCCGCCTACCTGAACCAGCATGTTGTTAGCAGGGCGTGTTGCCGAGCCAAACCAGCCAACTGCTGCAGTTGGGGCATTGATAGCAAACGTAGTAGCGCCTGTACTTGCGGCGCCATTAGCTGTGGCGGTGAAAATGGCGGAAGTGCTTTTGCCGTCGCCAATCAGTCCGTAGGTGCCGAAGTCGGTAGTGCCGACCTCCATATTGATCTGACCACCGTTCAACGCTTTTGCGTGGTAGTGGCAGAATGTGCCAAAGAACGACACGGCTTGGACGTAGCCGTTATTGCACACCAGCAGACCAGGACCGTTAAGGTTGATCTGGGTGAACTCGTTGACAACGAACGACCGCAGCGGGCTAGCTGTTGCAGGCAGGCTGCCATCAACGATGACGCCCCCACCCGTCATTGCGGATGTTGTGTCGCCACCAGTGCCCTGGTAATTATTGGGATCAAAATTGCTGTTGTCGATTGCACTGTCAGCAAAGCTGCTGCAGTTGTTGATGTAAGGGCTTTTGCGAACCGTGCAACCTGGATAAAAACCTGCTACCCAACCTTGATCTTCGGGAAGACCATACACAGGGTCGTCGTCAATGGCATGGTTGCCTCGCGTACCAGCCGCTTTTAGACCAACAAAGGTAAATCCGTCGATGTAAGTGCCGCTATTGCAGCGGAACATTATCTCGGTTTCGGTTGCGACCGTAGGATGAACAAAGCAGCTACGTTGTGAGTCTCCAACGATAGAAAGATTGGCGACGGTAATATCAATCGGCAAAGACTCCTGATAAACGCCCGGTGCTACTTTGATGATGTCGCCTGCAGAAGCAGACTGAACAGCATTTTTAATTGTTGCCTTTGGCGTGCCTAGGCGGTGACCGTCGTTGGTGTCACTGCCACTTGCCGCATCGACATAAATGACAGTGGACTGGTAGGGAACAGGGGCACCGTTGGCTGCGGCAGTGATTCGCCCTTGGGCGTCAATGGTGATATTTGCGGATGTATAGCTACCAGCAGCAACAGCAGTGTTGGCTAGCTTCGTGCCAGGGATGGAGTTATTGGCAAAATAAGGTGCCGAATTTTCCAGCAGATACTGGAGCGTGATCCGTTTATTTTTGTCAACCGCTGCAGATTCAGAAACATCAACGATCGGCAGATAATCGTCCGACGCTGGCGTGGTTAATGCTGATAGCTCTGAAATCTTGCGGTTCGCCACAGCGCCTTACGCCTCGGGTTGCTCGTCTGATTCTACGGGCGGTTCGGGTGGCGGAACAAACTTACCTTTGGTGTAGCTCCAGCCGATGCCGCCTTCTTTTAATGGCACTGCGATATGCCCGGCAGGTGGTCCCCATTGCGAGATGCCGTCCCAAAGGACCACATTGACCACCACTCCGTTTCCGTCAACGACTGCGTAGTCCATGGATCACCAGACGTAAATCAAACAATAGCCAGCACCACCAGCACCTGTTACGCCACCAGTGCCGCCACTTCCACCACCGGGGAAGCCACCTGTAGCTGTTGAGTTACCCGCGCCGCCATTGCCACCATGCAAACTAACTCCTCCAGCTTTAGAAGACGCGTCAGTTCTACCAGCGCCACCAGCGCCACCCCAGTAGGCATTGCCGCCTGATTCATTAGTAAGAGTAGTGACAGACACGCCTGCACCACCGGCTGCTCCACCAAAATCAGCCCCGTATCCAGACACGCTCGCAGGATTGCCTCCTGTTAATGCCGGACCATGCCCAATTCCACCTGTTGATGTCGTCCCGGCGCCCAAACTTCCACCGCCGCCGCCACCGTTTGAAAAACCGACACTTTGAGCATCTCCGCCACCACCCCCGTAGGCGCTTAGCAAGGAACCGAAAGTAGTCGTCCCACCCGTAAACCCATTGCCATTGCTGGCGCGACTTGCACCACCGGCTGCAATCGTGATGGCAACAGTGCTAGGTAATTCCGACAAGCGGTACAACCGCTGCACACATGCGCCACCGCCGCCGCCACCTGCATGGACTTGACTGCCTCCGCTGCCGCCGCCGCCCCAAATGCTCACAAGGGCAAGTGTGCCTTCTGATGGTTTAGCCCATGTGTCATTCACAGTGAACTCATACACCACTGAACCTGCGGGCGCCCAGCTAACGACGCTGCCGTTGGTCTTTAAGTATTTGTCGGCATTGCCTGCCTGAGATGGGACTAATGCGTTGATTGCGCCAGTCGAAGTTGTTGCCCCTGTACCACCATTGGCAATAGGCGTAACGCCACCTGCTGCAAAGTTGACATCTAGCGTTCCAACGGTGATCCAATTAGTGTTTGAAGCGTTGCGAATCTTCCATAAAGGTGGCGAGACACTCGTGTCCACCCAAGGTTGGAAGGCAACCGTAACGGAAGGGGCGCTTGCTCCACTGCTCTGGCTATATAACGCCGCAAGGTTGTCGTTGATGTCGGCGCGTACTGCCGGGAACGTAGCGTTCTGTACTACCTGATCGCTTTGAGCCATTACAAGGCGCGTCCGTATCCTGTTGCAGTGTAAGTGAACCCACTGCTGGTGGCACTGGTCAACGTAGCGGTGAACCCCGTTCCACTTGTACTACTGAGCGTGACGTAGCCATTGGTGCCAAGATCTGTTGGCGTTATCAGAATTTCTGGGGTCTGGTAAAACGCATTTGCAAAGGTCACCGCATTGCCAGACGTGCCGCTGCCGGTTTCAGTGCGACGCAGCAAGTCAAGCGTTGCACCAAGCTCGTCCACTGCAACATTGATGGTGGCGCTGGTTGTGGTCATCCGCGACTTGACTTGGATGCCACGTCCTTGAACAACAGCCGCGATGAACTCGGACCATGGACCCCATGTAGGCGTTCCAGCCGGATCGTCATTGGTGGTGCGGACGTAGGTGACGACATTCACCGAATCTGATGTGGCACCATCAAACAAGCCGGTTACGTCATCAAACAGTCCTGCGTAGTCATCAAATAATCCTCCTCCGCCGCCGCTTGGACGGCTCAAAATCCTGCGACGCAGAACCGTGTCATACACCCCACCAAAGTCAAACGTGTCTTGGAATGTGTATTCCGCTTCACCGTCAACTTCAAAATAGAAGTTATCGACGTAGCCCAACGCCACATATAGGTTGGGCTGCAGAATCAGCGCAACTTCTGCGCCGCTATATGAGCAGTTGACTTTTGTGCCGTTAAACGGTGTGCCAAGGCTTTGCTCTGCCCAAGTTTTGACGTTTAACCGACCTTCAGGCTGGGGCAAAACGACCTCGACGGCGTAGGCATTTTCTGAGCGGTTGCCCAGATAGTCTTCTGCCTTAACGAGATATGTACCAGCCAGCAGTGGCACCTGCTTTTGTGTCGATGCCCCGGATACACCGTCAACAATTCGGTTGCTGCTGTTCCATTCCGCAGATGCCAGACCGCGTGGATCATGGCGAATGATGATGCGACCGCCGAGCTGAACGTCTAAATCGGGAACTTGTTGCCAAGACAGAACTGCAAGCGTGTCACTGATTGGGGTCAGACTCAAACCTGTGATGTCGGCGGGTGGTGCGCCAAGCCCCAAGACGGTGTAGTTCGCCAGTACAGGTTCGCTGTAAAGGAGTTCTGTGGCGCTGATGCTGCTGACCTGGATTTGATAGTTGCCGACCTTGGCGTCTTCAATGTCAAACGTCGTGCCCTGTACTCGCACTGTGGTGAAGTTGTCATCCTCGTGCCGGTAGCGGACGCGGAACTTCTTGATTCCTTGCGGACCACGCCAGTGGAACGTGATCTTAATTGCGATGCGCCCATTGAGGACATATTGCAGCTCTTTGGTCGCTACCCCGCCAAGGGCTGTGACTTCTAAAACTTCTAGCTCTGTCGGTGGGGCGGGAATCTCGTTCAGGTTGCTGATGTCGCGGACTTGAAGCGGCTCGCCATTTTCGATGTAGGCATACTTGCCCTCGTTATGCGCCAGGGCAGTGATTGCGTAATTGATTCCGTCTTGCTCGGAAACACTGAGGACGCGCCAAACCGATGCTTGCAGAGTGGGGCTTTCCAGCATCCAAATGCTGTTGGCGGCAGGTGCGAGGGAGTATTCGGCTTGCACGCTGATGACATTGCCTGCAACGCTTAAAACTTGGCGCTGTTCAACGGTGCCATCGGGCAAAAGAACACTCAGAATCGAACCGCCCTCGATACTTAGGTCCGTGTCAGTGCTGTCGTCCACTGTGACGGTCAGGGTTGTCGCGGCGGAAATTCGCCCGGCGCGACGTGAACCAGCCTTGACTGGATCAGCAATCAAGATCAACTGACCAGGGCGAACCTGCTGACCGGCTTCCAGTCCTGATGCAAAACTGACAACTTCCTTTTCATAGCGTTCGGAATACAGCAGCCATCGACCAATGCGATTTGCTTGTCCGCGACTGGTGCAGGCGAAGGCGCTGATTTCAGTGCGTACCACGCCA